GAGTGCGGTACAACAAGCGCCGAGTATAAAATGCAAGCCGCTTACGTCAACGGTTTAACCTCAGATTATCAAAAGAGCGAAAAAGCAATACAAGCAAACGAGACTCAAATGTCTCGAATGAGGACGGAGCTGACAAACGCAACAACCGAAATGACAAAGACCGAGAACGAGCTCAACGCTCTCGACTCTGAGCTTGAGGATACGGCTGACAGCTCAAAAGATCTCGGTAATGAGATCCAAGACGCCGGAGATAAGGCGGACAAAGCCTCAAACGGCGGCTTTACTGTACTCAAGGGTATACTTGCGGATCTTGGAGCGAGTGCAATTAAGGCGGCGGTATCCGGTCTTAAGCAAGTCGGAGGCGCTCTTGTTGACGTTGGTAAACAAGCAATCGCGTCTTACGCTGATTACGAGCAACTTGTCGGAGGCGTTGAGACTCTTTTCGGAGACGCGGCTCAAACTGTTATCGATAACGCCTCAAAAGCATACAAAAGCGCCGGTATGGACGCAAACGCTTATATGGAAAACGTAACAAGCTTTTCGGCGTCGCTTATATCCTCAGTCGGAGGAGATACTCAAAAGGCGGCGGAGGCGGCGGATCTCGCTTTAAGGGATATGTCGGACAATGCTAATAAAATGGGTACAAGCCTCGACTCGATTACTCAAGCTTATCAAGGCTTTGCAAAAGGGCAATATACGTTACTTGATAACCTTAAGCTCGGATACGGCGGTACAAAAACAGAAATGGAGAGGTTACTCGCTGACGCTGAGAAATTCTCGGGCGTACATTACGATATTGACAACCTCAACGACGTATACAGCGCAATCCACGTTATACAAGACGAGCTCGGTATTACCGGTACAACGGCAAAAGAGGCGGCGAGCACGATCTCCGGCTCGACTCAAATGATGTCAAGCGCTTGGAAAAACTTATTAACGGGTATTGCTGACGATAACGCTGACTTTGATAAGCTTATCAAAAATTTTATTGACTCAGTAATGGCGGTTGCTGATAATCTCTTACCGAGGATCCAAACAACGATTACCGGTCTTGCAAAAATGGTAACGAGTTTATTGCAACAAATTGTACCTCAAATTATTGATACAATACCTCCGATATTACAAGACACTTTACCTATACTTTTGGAGGCTGTAAACTCTGTAATTAAATCAATACTTAATGTTTTACCTCAGATAATACCGGTTGTTACAGATTTAATACCTCAGATTGTCGCGTCTCTTGTTGAAATGTTACCTCTTATCTTGGACGCCGGTATTGAGATTATTAACAGCCTTATAAGCGGTATAAGTAAAATGTTACCGGACGTAATCGCTTTGATACCTCCGTTGATTTTAAAGCTTGTTGATACTTTTGTTAATAATTTGCCTTTTATTATTGATACGGGTATCGAACTTATACTTGCTCTTATTGACGGTATTATGGACGCTTTGCCGGATCTTATTGATAAGATACCGGAGATTATCGCAAAGCTTGTCGCGGCTTTGATTACAAACTTACCTAAGATTGTTGAGGGCGGTATAAAGCTTATAAACAGTCTTATTAACGGTATTATCAAAGCAACGCCGAGCTTAATTGCAATGATACCAAAGCTTGTTATCCAACTGATTACAGAGCTCGGTAATAATCTCGGTAAATTTGTTCAAGGCGGTAACGATGTAATCAAAAGCTTAGTAAAAGGTATTAAAGACCGGATCCTCTCAGTTGCTCAAGCCGGTAAGGATATCGTTGATCGCATACAAACAGCTCTTAGAGAGTTGCCGAGTAAAATGCTTGAAGTCGGTAAAAATGCAATCCAAGGCTTATGGAACGGTATCAATGAAATGAAAAATTGGGTAATTGATCGCGTTAAGTCTTTTGGATCCTCAATCCTTGAGGGCATTAAAAAAGCGCTTGGTATTGCGTCTCCATCAAAAGTCTTTAGAGATCAAGTCGGTAAAAATATCGCTCTTGGTATTGCGGAGGGTTTTTCCGACGAAATGGCTCAAGTATCTAAGGATATGCAAGACGAGATACCGATACTTGACGTCGGAGACGTTAAGTATAACAGCTCAGCTCTTGGATCCGGAGCTCTTAATTATCAAGCAATGGTAACAGCCTTTAAGGAGGCTTTGCAAGACGTTGACGTCGTCCTTGATGATAGGCAAGTCGGACGCTTTGTAAAGAAAACAGTCGAAAACGCAATTTATACTTAAGGAGGTTAAAGAGTGAATATACAACCGTATATAATCCTTAATAATAAAGACTCGAGAACGATATCGGGATTACTGATATCGTCTCTCGCTCCGATAAGTAAGCCTCTTGTAAGGACTCAAGTCGAGACAGTTGACGGACGATCCGGAGATATTGTTACTCCTCTCGGTTTTAGCGCTTACGATAAAGTAATCAAAATCGGATTGACTTACAATTACGATATCGACGAGATTATCGAGTATTTTAACAGCTCCGGAGTCGTTGTTTTTTCAAACGAGCCGGATAAGTATTATCGATATGCTATTTATGAGCAAATTGACTTTGAGAGGCTGATAAGATTTAAGACGGCTGAGGTTACTTTGCACGTTCAACCGTTTAAGTATCCGGTCAACGAGCAACCTCAAACGTTTACAATCTCCTCAAGTCCGGCAACCGTAAGTATTTACAACGCCGGCAATATATACGCTCGCCCGATTATTACGATTACAGCAACCGGAGACGTTGCTTTGTCTCTTAACGGATCCGAGATCTTAAATATTGAGTTTGGAGAGACAGCTCAAACGATAATCATTAATTGCGAGGAGCTCAACGCTTACGACTCTCAAAACGTTTTACTCAATAGGCTTGTTACCGGTAATTATGATAATATAAAGCTTAACAAAGGATCAAATACAATCGGTTTAACGGGATCCGTTACGAGCTTAACAATAAGTAAATACTCTCGTTGGATATAAGGAGGTTAAACAATGGAAATTATTAAGCTTAACTTAATACCGAGCGGCGTCAATCCGGTTTGTCATTGCTCGCAATACGACAACGGACGAGTAATCCGTCTTGAGCTTTTTGACGGTTTAACTCCGTATGTCTTACAGAGCGGAGATACCGTTACTTTGAACGTTAGAAAACCGGACAATACAATTGTAACGGCAAGCGTAACGTCAACTCAAGGCAATAATTACGTTGATATTGTTACGACTGAGCAAATTTGCGCTTGCGTTGGTAATAACCTTTGCGATCTTACGATTAAAAACGGATCCGTTATTATCGGCACGCTTAATTTTTATATGCAAATCGAGAGAGACGTACTTGCCGACGGCAACGAGAGCGAGTCTGTTATTAGAGACTTAGATACTATAGTATTACAAACAGCAAGAGAGCAAACGTTAGATACTATGTCGGATATTGCAACTCTTGAGGCTGGAACTAATAAAATCAATCCCGACAAACTTAGTTTGGGGTTTATTCAAAATGACGGTACTTTATCTACAGCGAGTAGTTATGTAAATTATAAGACTACTGATTATATTAAGGTAAATGAGGGAGATAACTACGTTTTTATAGTTTATGACTCAAGCACGTTTAATATAAAAAATGAAAGAAAAGGCGTTTTGTTTTTTAGAGAGGATAAAACCCCGATTACTGAAAGTTATCAAAATACTACGTCTTATCCCGTATTACAATTACAAGCTCCGACTAACGCCGCTTATGTTAGAGTCTCTACTTATTTTATTGATAGAGTCTTTTTATTTGCTGAGGGATCAAGCGCTATTGCATACGAGCCTTATAAAGTTTATTGCGTTTTAAACGATACCACGCCTTTAACTTCTAAAATGACGGAACAAATAAATAATATTATAGATAACTCCGGCAAAAAAATGGAGCTTGTTAAGAGCGGTAATAATATTACTTTATTATCTAATTTTGGAACTAAAAAATTAAAAAGGTATTTTGCTTATGCTAACCGCGCTAACGGTCTATTTAATTTTGTAAAAACGTCTTTAATAGATAATGATGACGAAACTATAATACACGATACGAGCGACACTATAGCGCCTATAAGACTTGGCGTAAATAATAGTGATTTTTCTATCGGAGCAAATCACGGCTGGAGCTGTTTTAAGATTGCAAAGCAAAACTTAACCGACGTTGACACGGGTAGCACTTGGACGGACGGAACTAATACTTATATCCTTGCACAAATAAAGAATAATTATGCTTATTTTATTTATCCGGCGACGCTCTCAGATCATAAATATATATATAATAATACTTTACCGGCTACGTCTCTTACACACGTTAGCGGCGCTACGCATACTACAACTTTAGCTTTAACGAGTTTAGCGGCGGATATGTTATATCCCTCGGTAAATAGGAAAAGTATTAGTTATTATGTAGACGGAGAAAAAGTCGAGGGCGATATAAATAAATACTGTAATCGTTTTACGGTTAAAGAACAATATCGTATTATTGACTATTCAAAATTAGGTGAATATTTAATAAATCATATAGGATCAAGTATAGGCGACGATATTCGAGGTTGTGTTTTAGTTAATAATATTTATGATTTTACCGAAACAAATTGTCTTATTACTACAACTTACGAGGCTTTGCAAGATATAAATTATTATAATTGCGGTATTATTCAATCTGAGGCTTTAGAGATAAGCGGTAATAATAAGCGTTATTTCTATGTTAATAATCAAAATAGCAACTCGGATATTAAGTCCGAAACTCTTTATGATGCTACTTCTAATACGGCTCAAATAAATATTTATAGTAGTAATGCAATAGATAATGATAAAGCTACTAATAGAATAATTGAGTTAATAACAGACTCAAATAATAATGGTTTATATGGTTTTGCACAAGGATATTTGCCGGACGTTTCCGACGGAGCCGACAATTATAGAAAAACAATATCAATGCAAGGAGAGTTTAGAGCAAACACTTTAAAAAGTTATCCCGTTGCTATTTATAATCAAAATATAAATACTGGAGACTTTAAATCATTTTGTTGTTATAAAAATTATTATTTGCCGTCTTATTTAACTAACGGATCTATTATTTATGCTAATAACGCTACTTACGTAATTATTGACGCTCACCGAGTATTAAGCAACGGTCAAATTTTAATGCCTATTGAATATATAGGCAAAGAAATAGAGACAATAGAGGCTTATAATTTTGTGCTTAAATCTGACATAATAGGCGGAGAGGGCATTACTTTTGACATTACAAACTCTTATGGCTGTGGAATATTGAAAATAAGGAGCTAATATGGATAACGTTATACAATTTACTCCGGCTCAACTTATAGCGCTTATCTTGGCTGTTTGCGGCGCGATTGTAACGATCTCAGCCGCAATCGGAGTTATTGCAAAAGCGCTCGATAAGGCTCGAGCTCCGGAAAAAGAGCAAAACGAGAGACTTGACGCTCACGAAAAGAGACTCAACGCTCTCGACGAGATTATCGTCAAGTTTAGAGAGTATTTTGATAACGACGATCGGAGGTTTAAGGAGATAGAAAAGAGCAACAAGGTTACTCAATCCGCGCTCTTGGCTCTCCTTAAGCATAGTATCAACGGCAACGATACAGAGAGCTTAAAAGAGGCAAGAAAAAACCTCGAGGAGTATCTTATCGAAAAATAAAGGCGGTGAAATATGTTAAGAGTATTCTCTCCAAGTGATACAGATTTTACAAGCAACGGCGACGCGGTTATACAAGCAACGCTCGCCGTTGTTCGTAAGGTTGACAATAGCGACTATTATCTTGAGTTACAATGCGGACTCGAGTATCTTGATTATGTAAAACCGAAAAATATACTTGTTGTACCAACTCCGCAAGGAGCTCAAGCCTTTAGGATCAAAACAGTCGAGACAACGAGATCCAAGATAAGCGCTAAAGCTTGGGCGCTGTTTTATGACTCTGAAAATTATCTCATTGCTGACAGTTACGTCGTTGATAAGAATTGCAACGACGCTTTGGATCATTTAAACAACGCAACGGATACAGTAAGTCCGTTTACAACTCTCTCAGACGTTCAAACGGTTGCGTCTTTTCGTTGCGTCCGTAAATCGCTCTTTGAGGCTGTCAATACAGTCCTTGAGCGTTGGGGCGGACACTTGGTAAGGGATAATTACAACTTACAAATAAGAGACTCAATCGGAGCCGATAACGGCGTAACAATTCAATACCGTAAAAACCTTAAAGAGATCTCCGTCTCTTATGATTGGAGTAACGTTTGTACAAAGCTCTTACCGGTAGGCAAGGACGGCTTTACAACTGAGTATATTTACTCCGAGATACAATACGACTTACCTTATACAAGGTCGATATCTTTTGAACAAGATATCAACGAGGAGGATTACGAGGACGAGGATCAATATAAAGCGGCATTAAGAGAGGATCTTACAGCTCAAGCGCAAAAGTATCTTGAGACGGCTCAATATCCGGCGATCAATTATACTCTTAATGCAAATATGGATAAGATTACAGATATCGGAGATACGGTTGTCGTATATGACGAGAGGCTTGACGTTAATATTACGACTCACGTTTTAAGCTTTGAGTACGATTGTATCCTTGAGAAATATACTCAAATTGAGTTTGGTACAGCAACCGCGACGCTCTCCGACTTAATGAGTACAGTAACGAGCGATATCAACTCCTCGATCAACGAGAACAATCAAACGCTCTCGGTTACTCTTAAAGACGCTCTTACTGAGGCTGAAAATAAGATTTGGGGCGCTCTTACGTCGTCTTATGTTATTTACGAGGGTAATCAAATACTCGTTGTTGACGCTTTGCCGGCTGACGAGGCTCATAACGTTATAAGAATAAACTCCGGAGGTATTGCTTTCAGTAATACCGGTATAAATGGCAACTTTGTTACAGCTTGGACGATTGACGGTACTTTTAACGCTCAAGCGATTAACGTTGTAAACTTTACAGCCGATTTAATTAAGGGCGGTACTCTTAAGCTCGGCTCAAATCTCAATCAATATGGATTAATCGAGATCTTTGACGAGCAAAATAATCTTATTGCTCAGCTCGATAAAAACGGCTTGAAAATGTACGCTCAAAACGGATCTTATATTGTTATCAATACTGACGTCGGCTTTGCCGGATACGACAGACTTGATAATAAACTCTTTTGGGTATCCGAGGACGAGTTTCACCAAAAGAAATCAGTTGTTGAGGAGGAGATTACTCTTTGCAACAAATTAAGATTTATACCGATCGAGGTCTATAACAACGATACGCTTGTAAATGACGGGATCGGTCTTGTAAGTACAGAGTAATAATAAGAGGTGATATTATGGCAACGTCTCCATATTTTTCAACGTCAAATACATATATTAAGTACGATATCCACGTTGACGAGCTGTCAACGTCAACCGCAAACAATACTTCAACGGTTAGAGTATACGTTATTGCTTGGAGAACAAATACCGGATATCAGACTTACGGCTCCGGTACTTGTTATTGCAATATCAACGGTACAAATTACTCGCAAGGCATAGACTCAAGCCAAGTAATCAGTTACGAGAGCGATACGGTCTTATTTGACAAGACTGTAACGATACCTCACGACGCCGACGGTAAAAAGACAATATACGTCTCGGCTTATATAGATCATTCGAGATTTTCGAGCAACTCTCAAGGCTTTAATGTTACCTTGACAACAATACCAAAGCAAGCAAATCTTGTCTCGGCTCCAAACTTTTACGATACTGATAATCCGACGATACAATATAGCAATCCTGCCGGAAACGCCGTATCAAGCTTACAAGCTTGTATATCTCTTACCGGATCCGCCGCCGACGTCCCTTATCGTAATATCAGTAAAACCGGTACAAGTTATACTTTTACTCTTACTCAGTCTGAGCGTAATACATTACTTGCGGCTTGCCCTAATAGCAATACTTTAAGCGTAAGATTTTACGTTAAGAGCGTTGTTGCCGGTCAAACGTATTTCTCGATCCTTACGAGGACAATGACGGTTAAAAATGCCAATCCGACGATTACCGGAGCGTCTTACTCAGATACTAACTCGACAACAACGGCGATTACAAATAATAATCAACAAATAATACAAGGTCAATCAACGGTAAATTTTAAATTTACAAGCCTTGCGGCTCTTAAATATGCAACTTTAACAAAGGTCGAGATTACTGTAAACGCTGTAACGGTATCCTCAAACTTATCCGGATCAAGCGTAAGTAATAAAAACGTCGCTTTTGGTACGATCGACTCCTCGAGCAATCTCTCAGCAAGTATCAAGCTGACAGACTCAAGAGGCAATACAACAACGACGAGTCTTAATATAATTATGCTTGCTTATAACTTGCCGACGGCAATTATATCTTTAAAGCGTAAGAGTAATTATTATGACGAGACTTATCTTAATGTAAACGCCGATTGGAGCTCTCTCGACAATAAAAACTCGATAACGATACAGTATCAATATAAGGAGAGATCCGGCTCAACTTGGAGCGCTTTGACAACTATACAAGACGAGACAACTTATACTTTAAGTCTTGATAATTCTAAGTCTTACGATTTTAAGATCGTCTTAACGGATAGAATAGGAACAACGACTTATAATACCGTTTTGCAAATAGGTATACCGATTATATACTTTGACAGATTGTTAAGATCCGTCGGTATCGGTACGATACCGACTCAAGAAAATCAACTTGCGGTTGATAGACGAGTCGAGCTTAAAAACACGTTGCAAGAGTCTCTTGCTGACTTTTGGACGACGGTTACAACCGGCAATTATCGCTCCGCCTTTTTACTTTTCCGTAATCAAAATAATAATCGAGTTTTGCAAATCGGAGGCGATACAACAAACGGCGCCGGATATATTTCGCTTTTTAACGCAAACGGTAATGCGACAAGTTATATTTATACAAATAGTTACGGCGGAGGCTCGATTGATGTAAGAGACGGCTCGGGCAATATAAAAGGTAATATGTTTGTCGGATCCGCCGGAGACGGTACGGTAAACGTATTTGACTCAAACGGTACAAATACAATTAACTTATCCGGACAAACGGGTAAAGTAACTTGCGTCTCGGTACAACAAACATCAAGCCGCAAAGTAAAAGTCAATATAAAAGAAATGGATCCGGAGGAGGCTTATAAGATCCTCGAGCTTATTGCTGTATCTTTTGACTTTAAGGATAAAGAGAGAGGTACAGATAAGCGCGGCTTTATTGCTGAGGACGTTGCTAAGATAATACCTCAGCTCGTAACTCCGGAGACTGAGGAGACGCCGGCAAGCCTTGATTATATCGAAATGATCCCCTATCTTCAAACTGTCATAAAAGAGCAAAATAAACGGATCAAGTATCTTGAGGATAAACTTGAGGAGCTGACGAGAAAAATTGACTTGCTGAGCTGATAAGTATATAATCTTTTTGGGTTTACTTTGATATTCAGTTTATCCGCGCAATAATGAGCCTCCGAGAGTCGAGCGGAGGCTTTTTTATTGTCGTAAAAAGACGAGCTCTTTTTGCTGACAATATATTGTCTTTCAAATACAATATAATTAAGAAATGAGATCAAGCTCATATCTCTTACTCATTACTCAATAATTTATCCATATTATTTGCTTATTTGATTTAAGTATATTTACTCCCCCTCTTATAATATTAGAGGAGCGGATATCGAGAACTTTAACAACTTAATAGTCAATAAACTCCTCTTGCAAGCTCGGGCGATTACGCTCGGGCTTGTTTTCGTATTGTTCGGAAAGTTGAAATAAGACAACTTGTCGAGATACCTTATTTCAACAACTTGACAACTTATTGAAATCGACTCTCCGAACAATGTAACACAATTGTATTATAAAGTCCTTGTTTTTCTTTTGTATAGGTGTATACTTAGGTTAAGAAAAACAAAGGAGCTTAAGGATATGAAAAAGTATATTGTTTATTTTATTGATACAATTCCGGCAAGATTATCAATCGACGGCAAAAAGCATACTCACAAATATTACTTTTATCCGATACCGGATTATCTTAAGAGCTTAGGTTTTAAAGCTAATTGGAGTTATAAGGACGGTAAGCGAGGAGCTTTAAAGTTTACAAGCAAGGCGGAGGCTGAGGCAATCGCAAAAGCTCACGGAGCGCAAGTTGAGGAGGTTTAAGATTATGGAAAACAACGCATTTATCAACGTAATACTTAACGAGCTGTTTGAGGTTATGGATCCAAGAGCAAGAGTCAATATCTTTAAAAAGACTGAGGACGGCAAAGAGGAGCTCTTAAGATCAACAAAGCTTTATTGCTTATTATCCGACGACGAGTTTATCGGCAAATACGGGTATTACAAAATTACCGGCTTTGTAATCTGTATGAGACTTACAAGTATCTTAATCAAGGAGGCTTAATTATGTTTAAAAGGCTTATTAAGAAATTGTACTTTAAGGCTTATCCTTGGGCGGCTGATATCGGAAAAGACGAGGTAAGAGATATGAGCGTTGAGGTACAAAAGCTTAGAGATAATATCCGAGCTTATGAGAGACAAGAGATATCAAGGACAACGTTAAGCAAGCGAGCTTATGAGGCAATCGAGTTTATACCGGCTGAAATGATATCAACTGTCTCAGCTCAAGAGAACTTTGAGAAATATTTAAGAGATAACTTTGCTCGCAAGCTTGAGCCGGAGATTGCAAAGAGATTTGTTATCAAACAAGATAAAGATTTGAGCAATCCGACAATGACAGCTTACAGAGGGTATATTACTTTTTACGAGGAGGTTTAATTATGGAAAGATTATTAACTTTTGCGCTTATCGTTGTTTTATTTTTGGTTGCGGCTGTTATCGCTTATACATTTGTTACAAACAAGATAATAAGAGATCAAGAGAGAGAGATTGCCTCTCTGACAACTGAAAATAAGAGACTTAAAAGATATATCGATTGTCTCAATCACGCGGCAAGAGCCGGTCATAATATCTCGCCGGTTGATACGGAAAGTATAACTTTTACGCTTATCAATCCCGAGAGCAAAAAGGTCTTGGAGGATCTCTTTAAGGAGTGGTAAATATGATTAAGGCGTTTATAAGATTGATTCTCAGCTTTATCCGAGAGGATCGAGACAAGATTTTATCCAAAGACTTTTATATCAAAGAGTATACGCCTCGAGTAATAGGTACAAAGATAAGGAGGTCAAGAGAATGACAGCGAGTAAAGCTCAGCTCAGAGCTCAAGCAAAGTACGACAAGGATAATACTGTACAAGTAAAGCTCAAGCTTAATAAGAAAACGGACGCGGATATTATCTCTTGGCTTGATGATATCAGCAACAAGCAAGGATACATAAAGGAGCTTATAAGAGCTGATATATTAAAAGATAACTCAATAGATTAAATATAAGAGAGGCGGTTTTACAATGAAAATAGGACTTATTGATTGCGAGGCAATCGCAAACAACAAAAAAAGATATCCTAATCTTGCCTTAATGAAAATATCGGCATATCACAAAGCAAAAGGAGACTCGGTTGATTGGTATTATCCTTTATTATCCGGAGAGGTTGATAAAGTTTATATTTCAAAAGTTTTTAGCTTTACTCCGGATATTGACTTTCCTATTTACAGCAAAGAGATAATAAAAGGAGGATCCGGTTTTGCAATTACTGTAAATGAGGACGGCAAAGAGGTATATAACAAAGATCTTGATAAGCCTTTGCCTTATGAGATTGAACATATTTATCCCGATTATGATATATACGGAGTCAAAAATACGGCTTACGGCTTTTTGACTCGCGGTTGTCCTCGAGGCTGTAAATTTTGCCACGTTCAAGCAATGCAAGGAGTTACAAGTGTAAAGGTTGCCGATTTAAACGAGTTTTGGAAAGATCAAAAGAATATTGTATTATATGACGCTAATATTACAGCTTGTAAAGATTGGAGAGATCTCTTTGCTCAATTATCAGAGTCAAAGGCTTATGTAAATTTTTCTCAAGGTCTTGACGCTCGCCTTATGACAGCCGAAAAAGCTGAGGCTTTAAAACAAATAAAAATAAAAGAGGTACATTTTGCTTGGGATCGTTATGAGGACAAAGAGATTATTTTGCCTCGATTAAAAATGATAAAAGACGTTACCGGTTGGAGATCTAAAAACTTTATTGTTTATTGTATTGTCGGAGACAAGGAGCGACAAGTTACCGACGAGGATCTTGAGAGGGTTTACTCGATCCGCGATATTGGTATGTATCCTTATATAATGATATACAATAAGCAAGACTTACCAAGAGGACATAAATTGAGAAAATTACAACGATATGTAAACAACAAGTTTATTTTTCAAAGCTGTAATTCGTTTGACGATTATTTACGAACAAATTAAAAAGAGCGGATCCGGTGCCTCGGAGTCCGCTCTCTTACATAAGAGGCTCTTTAAAGTAAAAGAGACGCTCTTATTATAACTTAAAATTAAAATAAAAATAAGACGAGGAAAAAAACCTCGTCTTATCTTTTACAAGGCGCTTTACCTAAATTAGCAATTTAGTGCAAGCCGGCTTTGCTGTTAGCGCCTTTAGTGGCTGAGGGTACAAGACTCGAACTTGTATATCTTG